AATAGTAGTTTTACCTAAGCCGGCACTACCACTAAGCAAGATATGCGGAATAGATCCACTATCAATCCAACCTTTAATCTGCTCTCGTTGACTCTCGTCACGGAACACATATCCGTCTATTGTTTTAGGACGATATTGTTCTACCCATAATTGCTTCATTCGCTTGCCTCTGTTATTTGTTTAATGTTATTGCTTATTATAGCATTAAACTCGTCCTCTGTCAAGTCATACTGTAGACTTTCTGATAACGCTCTGCTGAAGCTAGCACTTATATTATCGTTAAGACTAAGTTTGTTACATGCATGACTAGTAGTGTATCCGCCACTTAAAAATACAACCTTTTCTACATTACGCTTAGTAGTTAAGCTGTGATACAAGTTGGGGATTTCCGGAGGCGTTAGTTTGAGAATAACTTTAAAGTCTTTACCGTTTAAGAACCATTCTAATTGCTCGTGCAGTTCTCGTTCGATCTCCGCCTTCTCAGGATGATCAATTGGAACTTCAGGTTCGATAATAGGCACTAGTCCGTACTCGCTGATTGTTTTTGCTAGTGTAAACTGCTGATTAAGAATGTCGTCAACCATGTCTACACTTTTAACAATACTACGCATCTTAGTACCATAGATCTGAGCACCAATAGATCCGTCTTCTGGAGTGCGTTTTGTTGCAAACTCTAACATTTGCTTTACTGGAAACTGTTTGAGCATACCGTTTTCTTCACAGCCACTGTCAATTTTTAGAAACGATTCAATGCCCATGTCATCCAAGATGTTAACCATTCCACGTGTAACTGTGTCTTGGTAGAGAATTGCTCCCCAGATGTTTTCATCGTTGAAGTCAGGTGAGTTGACCATTCGTAAACGCATTGCGTGTACTTTGTCCATCTTGTCTGCTTCTGTGTATTCTTGTCCGTAGCGTTCTAATACGCCGCCTGTGCTTCCACCACTGTGATCCATTGCCGCAATAAATCTAGCCATTTAAGCTCTCCTTAATTATTTTGTCTATCTTATTAAACCATTCTGGCTCTGTCCGAGCAAGTATTTCGTCTACCACATCATCTAACTCTAATAGACTGCGTTTTTTATTCGTATGACTCGCCGGTTGCCCGGAAGAAGTTTTCACTCCAGAATGCTTTGTCGTCAATCCAGATGTCATAGTTTTCTTTCTCCCCTACACTTAGTTCGTGATGCTTTGCACCCCATTCTACTAATTGGTTGTGTGTTAGTCTAAAATAGTCTACACCACTTACACAGCCACGGGCTGTCATATATTTAATTGTGTGTCCTGCTTCATATAATGCATTTACTTTTGCAATACGCTCGGGCATTGGAATATGATTAGCGTAGTCTTTCTTTCCGCCACTGTCAGGAATAATTACTTCTTTACAGATAGTGCCGTCAATGTCAATCACGTACTTCAATTAAATCACTCCAAATCTTTAGTTTATGGCGTTTTACATTTACTCTATCACCTAACTGTTCATTTGTTAAGATGCCATTTTCTACCATTAGTTCGATCATGCAAAGTACATCGCCTGCTTCTTCTAACAGTTTAGCACGTTGGTCTTCTTCGATTTGATCTGAGGTAGAATACTTACGAACAATCTTTGAGCATCGTTGTGTAAGCTCTCCGCACTCTTCAGCAGTAATAATCATTAGTTGCTGTAATTTGTTTAACGGACTATTGTTCACTTTTTAAATCCGATTCTTGCTTTTTACGACGGCCACCGTAGAAACTAGATTTAAATTCTAAGTTTTCAGTTCGGGCACCGGGTTCGCAATGGACAATTTCGCCACCATTGTCTAAAAATTCTTGTATTGCTGCATCAGTTAAGCCTTGCTCTTTTGGAATCGGGTTCATCGTTTTAGTCCTAGTTCTTTATAAGCAATTTGAATTGCTTTAGATTGATAGTATGCATCTGCTAATGCATTGTGCAAATTATTTTGCATTGCTTTGCGTGGATCTTTTTGACAACAGCCAAAAAGTGTTCTCGAGTCGCGTATGATCCAAAAGTTCCACGGAATGTGCATTTCTGCCTTTCGAAACATATCTTCTAAAATTGTATAGTCGAAGCCATAACCTTGACCCCATAGTGTGTCAACTCCAACAACCCATTTACTAATTTGCCGTAGTGCCTCTTCAACACTTACTGCGCCAGTTTGGTCAAAAGCCTCTTCCATAATAGCAGGGTCTTGTTTGCCCCACCATTCAATGGTACTATCACTAGCAGTCCGACCAAGTGCATCTTGTTCATCAATATTAATTTTAAGATACAACTCTGAGTGCGGTTCGCTATCATCTAGTGGGTTAAATTTAACTGCGCCTAATGATAGTACAGTTGCACTTGGACTAGTGTCAATAGTTTCTAAGTCAATTGTTCCGTGAGTTGCCATAGTTTATTCCTTAGTTTTTTTGTATGCTGCCATTCTATCTGCTCGAGTAAATCCGCGATCTAAAAACCAGGGATCTTTATTTAGATTTGCAGCCATAGTAGTTGCTTCTTCTAAAGAGCGACATGTACTAACTAGATCTTCTCTAGCTAATAGTACTTTCCATCTTGGATTGCCACTTGTGTCAGTAGTTTCGACTACTGAATAGTCGTTGGTTACTTTAGCCATTTAAAAATTCCTATCTGTTACATACTATATTTTAGCACGTAAATGGATAAGAGTCAAGTACTTTATAATTATTTTTTGTAATTATTTTTTCATGATAATCATTAGTAAGATCAGGAAGTTGGTTACCTTGAAAAAACTCTAAAACTCTATTTCCTAGAATTTTGTGGTTGGCTGCTGTTAAATGATTTATCCTAGGATCCGGAGAATATTTGTCATAAAATAATTCAGCAGTGCCTTGACTATCAAACTCTTTATAACACATTTCAGCTAGTGTGCCGTTAAAGTTCGGCAAAGGATGAAACCCTGGAAGTATTAATATTTTTTTATCTAAATTATCAGCAGCAATAAAATTAAGAGCGTTGAATACCATATTATATTGTATTATATATTTTGTAGGATTGTATAGGTATCTTAAAAAGTAATCAATTGCTTTAAGAATATTTTTGTCAACCTTATCATATTCGTCTGTCACTTTACAATGTGCTAAATTAGATACTTCAGGAACATCTTCTAATAACCAATCTCTCCAAGGAGCAGTAAGTTGAATTATTATGTGATCGCCTGCTTCCCATTTAGGTGCCGAGTCTATCACTTGTCCGTATATCCATTCGTTAGCTACGCCATACTCGGCGTAGTTAACATTTTCTAAATCTAATGCGTTAGATACAATCTCATTCCATGTATTAGTTACACCAGTGGTTGGAGTATTTGGTATACTAAAGCTGTCTCCGTACACATGTAGTTTCATTACTTGTCAATAAACTGCGATAGTTGCGGGGCCATCCAACCTTCTGGCTTTAGTACTTTGCCGTCTTCACGTTTAATTACTTTGCCTGTGTCTGGATCGATCTTTGCAAAGTTAGTGTTCATCACTTCTTTCCAAGCTGCTTCGCCGTCCCATCCTGCTGCACGAATAGCACCCATCGTAACGACTAAGATATCTACTAGTGCATCAAGTTGTTCTACCTTATCATCTGCTATTACTGCATCTACCAGTTCGCCGTACTCTTCATCTATAAGACCAAGATACATTTTGTAGTTTTCAGGACTTGCTGGTTGATCACATGCTGTTGCAAATGTTTCAATATCTTTAAATGTATTTGTCATATTACCTCTTATGTGCCAGTGTTAACAAAGCTAGTAGGGTCAATGGTTGCATGTTCGCCGTCAGCGTATTCTGCACCAATACTAATCCCGCTAGGTTTCTCTTTTGAGTATGCTAGGATACTTTCATTTTCAACTTTGCGAATTTCAATTATGATGTCATCGGTATTGATATCAATGCCTCTAGTCCATCGTCCGTGCATTATTAAAATCCAATCACCAATATCAAATTCATCTTTGTTGTCAGGACCTTTAGAGTACACTCTAGCCCAGCGTGGGTAGATACCTCTAGTCTGTCCGTCATCACTTCCGATAATAAGACCACTTGCTGTAGTTTGTTCGCCGAAGTGCATATCTGTTACTAGTATGTCTTCGCCTTTTGCACGAGCTGTGCCTTTAATTGCATTTATATTTTGAGCCATTAATCACCTTTTTTTACAAAATTGCCGTCTTTATCTTCTACCCAGTCATCGTCTGCTACGCCTGGCTCTTCCCAGTCATCAACTAAGTCTTTGACAGGTTCACTTACTGCTTGTTGTTCTACAACACCTTTGGAGTTTTCATAATACTCTTTTACAACGTCTTCTCGCTTGCGTACGATCTTGCCGCCTGCGCCTAGTTCATCGCCTCGAGCATTAATTTTTGCATTACCAACTGCTGGTGTGAGTTCGTTTCGTTTACGTAACATATCCATATCAACAACTTTACCTTGCATTGTTTTATAAACTTTGTTACCTTTAGTTTTTTGTACCATTTTATATCTCCTAAAATTATACTAGTACTTATCTCAAGAACTCTCTCCAGTCCAGGTCATACTGGATTGAATCAATTCTGTGTACTCCTATTAAGTATAGCACATAACTTGCTACACTACTACCTCTTCCTACTCCCCAAACAATATTATTTTCTCGCATAAAATCTACAAGATAAATCATATACCGTAATAAGTCGTGCATACCACGTGCTTCGTATTCTCGTAGTTCTTCCCATATACGTTCTTGATGGGGTATTTCCTCGCAGGGTATTTCGGCTTTGCTTAATACATACTTGTATACATTGATATCTTTATATTCATCAGGCATAAACCATTCGGACTGTAGCGCATGGTCAAAGTCTGTTTGATCTACATCTAATGCAATATATTGTTTAAGTTCAGGTAAGTATTGCTCACGCATTGCTTCATTAAATTTGTCTACATCATCATTAGGATCACATAGTACAACATGACACTTATCAACATGACCGCTATAGATCATGTCAACTAAGTCTTTATTACTAAATCGTGGAATACCGAGGTTATCTGTTTTCATAAGCATACACTTATTTTAACTGATATTTATTAAACTGTCAAGTCCTGATTCGCCATTTTCTTCATTTTGTTTAGCATATTGCTTGGCACGCCTGAAATAAGCTTCTTCTTTATACATTTCTAACATATTAGAGATCTGTACCTGAACTTGAGGATTTCGAGTTTGCCAGTATTTTCTGCCAAGTTCGATTATCTTTTGCTCTAGCTCTACTTCACTAAGTAGAGAAATATCATCTGACAAAGGATTAAACATTATGCAGTTGTAAACTCGCCAATGTATTCCATAAATAATTCACTTCCGCCGTTTATTGTCCATACGTCTATAATTTTTGGAGAACTGGTACTAGTAACAGTAAAGTCTCCTGTTGGAAAATTTGGATCAACTTTGATTGTGCCAGCACCAGCTGCTTCAAAAATAACAGTTTTAGTACCGCCGGATGATTTAATTGCTAGTCTCATTTTGCCGTATACGCCATTAGCTGGCCACCCGCCTAAGCTTAGTCTTGCTGATGCACTATTTGCCATTGTGATATTTTGATAATATGCATCTGACCAAAGTATATCACCGTCTGCATCATTAGTAACAGTCTTATTTAATGACTCGCCAGCGACCCCTTCTAAAACAGCATTCTTAATAATGCTACCTTGCATATCGTTATTAAGTACAGTAGTACCTAACGCTGCTTTTACAACGACTTTTGATTCTAAGTCCTTAACAGCAGTTTTTGTTGCTGTAAGACTTGATTGTATTGCTGCAAAGTTATCTCTAAAACCTTGCGAATCGTTATCTTGCCCAGCAATTGGATATTCTTCATCTATTTGTTCTGGGGTTATGTTGTCACTTGTTGCCATAATGTGTTTCTCCTACACTTATTTATCTGGGTTATATATTGAATCGGTAATTTGCGAAAAGAATGTACTGTTCTTGACTTGTATTATCTGTACCGTCAATTATATACCTATCCATATCCAAATTAAATATTTTAAAATTAAAATTACTTGCGTTGATTGCTGCTTTAATTATTGCACTAGTGCCCGGCTTACAATAACATAGTACTATTGACGGAGTAAATCCTAACTCATTTACACTATTTGATTGCTGGCTCCGCATCCAAAGAGGAACAAACTGTCTATTAGTGGCTCCTACAGTTCGAATATTATCTCTCATATTATTTAAATTACTAATATAGCGCACGTTGTCGCTAGTTGCCGATACGTTAATTGCGTCAGTGTCAACTTTGATAGTATTTTCATATGCTGGACGCATCTTTGTATTCTTAACATCACCTTCTAGTATTTTTAGTAAGTTATCTTCTGTTCTTCCGTCTATTACAAGGCCGTTGGCCCATTGTAAATCAAAGCTTCCATCGTCTCTAGTACTAACTGTAAAATCTTCATCAAGTGTTACTACTAATGGACCTTTTCTAGTACTAATTGAAAAGCTTGGCTTTACGTCATAATCATAAAACATATCTTTTGGATTATAATTAACAGAATCAACTGTTATTTTTTTATTATTAGTTATAGTAATAGATTTATTAGTTCTTTTTGAAGTTTTAGAATCTCTTGGATCTATAACATCTAAGTATATTACTTCGTATACTACTGTGTTAGTTCCTTCTAATTTAGCTTCAGCAGTTTGTAAATCACCAACAATGTATTGAGACCTTTTGTGATTCTTTGCAGCAGCAGCTACAAAATTTTGAATTTCTGCTGACTGAATACCGTAGTATACTGGAACCCTGACATCTCGTTGTATTCCAAAGTTTTTATCTCCAGGTCTATAAATGTTCTCTGGAATAAATATTTCTGGATCTGATATAAAGTTTCTAAATGTTTGTTTAATATCTGTTTTTAAGAACGGCTTCATACTAATATTACTATATTTTATTATCTCCGGATCTGACACCGTAATGCTAAATTCCTGTTTAGCTATACTATATTTGTATTGATCTTCGGCGTTAACTATAAACTTAAATTTTCTATCAATTCTAGTAATATTAGCGTCGAATAAAATATTGTCTGAATTAAAAATAGTTAATCCAGTTTTACTAAAATTAAATTCTTCCCATAATGATATGTCAGTTGAAAATATTCCCGAACTTGTACTTAAATGATTGCTTTTAGTAGTATACAGCGTGCCGTTGTGTTTTACAACATCTCCTGATACGTATGTCCTAGAACCTCTCCATAAACTTTTATATTTTTTCTCACCAAAGGAATTAACTTTCCCTGCGATTTCTCCGTCAAACGTAAGTGCTAACCCTGGTGGTAAATTTCCGCTTGCTAAACTGTAAAGTACTTGCGAGTTTGGTACAGTAGTAGTCGCCTCAACACGCAACACACTAATAGAATTAGTATTAAGTTTTCCTAAATCAGACAAAGTGACCCATTTTGTTTCTGAGTTAACTTCGCCTAATAATCTAAGTGTAAACGTCTTTAATGACGACACACTTTCTGTGACGTTATCTGGAGTTATACGAGTCGCAATAAGCGTAAATATATATGTACTAGTAACTTTTGATTGATAAGGTACCCTGCCTGCAATTTCTCCATTCGAAAGATCTATTGCTACACCTGGAGGAAGTATACTTGCAGTTTCTGGCACTACTACTTCCCATTCGTCAGCAGTAATTGGATTAGGGGTATTACCTATAAAGCTATCCGGACCTCTGCCACTGTCTATAAACTTTGGCAATCTTCCTGTAATTTCATAATACCCGTTAGTTACAATTTCGCCTGTAGTTTTTAATTTGTATGTGCCTGGATTAGTTTCTGCCACACTGTATGTAATAAAGCCTACTTGAGTATTTGTATCAATTATATCTAACTGAAGTGTTATATAGTTGTTTGCACGTTTAATTCCTAAGTCGCCGGGCGTAATCCATATAGGAGTTCTTAAATTAGTATTATCAGCAGTAAACGTTCCACTACCTACTTGTAAGAGTGTATTGTCTGCTCGAAAGAAATCATCCCCAACAACAAAGATCTTAAACGTTCTGCGAGATACAGCATCGCCGTCTGTAACATTTACTGTAAATTGATAGTAGCGATTTAGTTTATTTGGCGCACGTTCTGTATAATTGAAATCCCATGTAGCTGTGTCATAATAAAAACTGTCAAATCCGTTAGAACTACGTATACCAAAATCAAAGCCGCCGGAAGTTATATCATACGGACTTGTATCATAAAAGCCGCTTGAATATATTTCGCCTCGTTCGATTGCTAGTAATGGATCTACAATACCAATAATTCTACCATCGCTAGTTAATGTGCAACCTGGAGGCAGCTCACCGTCGCCGCTGCTAATATAATATTCTAAAGTTTGGCCGGCTGCTAAGTCATCATCAGTTGCTACTAATTGAAAGTCTATTGGGCTACTATCTAGAATAAAAAATGTATTATTATTACCTACTGCTAATTGGCCTGCAAGTGTTGACCATGTTGGTAAGTCTGGACCGTTAACTGTAATTCTAAAAGTACGATCTGTTATTACTGTACCTACTGTTGCTCGTAATACAAATTTATACTCTGTAATTCTAGCAACTTCGTACGGAGTGCCGGTTAAGGTAATACCAGTTATTTTTAAACCAGGAGGTAGACTACCGCTAATAAGAGAAATTGTTGCTGTTGGGTCAACAGGTAACGGTATCAAAACTGTTACTTTTTCAACAAGTTCTCTTAAGAGAGAATTATTACTTGTGTCTGTCCATAAGTTTGCCATGTTTTATCCTAGAAAGCCAAGGTCTACTGTATCGCCACGTTCTGGATCAAACGGTCCAAAATCTAAATCTGTGTTTGCAATAATAAATTCTATTGCGTTAGTGTATGTATTTCTAAAAGTTCCAAAGTCAAACCCTGTTAACGAACCAAGATTACGTACATCAATGCCGTGTACTAATCCTGTAAGTTCGCCATTAAAAGAAGTAGCAGTAATTGTGCCTGCACTAGCTATATCATATCCAGCAGCATTTAAATTTGCTGACAAAGTTGGCAATGTGTCTCTTGAAACAATGTTAGTTGTTTGTAATTCTATGTTTAATGTTTGGCCAGTTGCCGAAGTAGTAATACCATTTCCACCTGTAACAGACAAGCTTTGACTAGGAGCAATAGTTAATGAGCCACTGTCACTAATGATTAAAAGTTCGTCTAATGAATTTGGAACATTTAGCGTAATGTTTGTAGAAGTCTCACTAACATTAATATTCGTTCCGCCTACTATTTTCTTAAATTCATTTACGCCGTCATTCTTTCCTGAAAAAACAGAAGCACCTACTACTCCTACATTTTGAATAACAGTTTCTTCAATAACTCTAAGATCTAAATCTTCAAAGTTATCGTTGACTTTAAGAAATGCTTCACGGAGCGCATCACCCGTGCCATCATTTGCAATTGTGCCTGTATTAATATATTCTATTGTCATGTTATGCTCCTATTGATCCACCGTTTAATGTTTTAACTAATACAGCTAATCTATCGATTGCTTCTTTTACTGTAGTCGGAAGATCACCCTGCCAACTGGTAGCAACCGCATCGAACGCTATATCACTACCGTCTAAATTTTGTATTGTTGAGTTTTCAAAGTTAATTGCTGTTAGGTCAGTTAAGTCTAAAGTTGCGCCTGTTGCAATGCCTACTGTATTACTGCTGTGTCCTAATGTAACATTGCCCGAAGTGCCATTACCAATAGCAATTGCATCGCTTGTTGTCGATATTACAACTGGCCTTGCTCCGCCCAGTATAATTCCTTCAGTAGTAGTTATTACAAGTCCTGCGTTTCCGCCTTCCTGTAGTTTTGCACCAGTTGAATTAACTGCCATTGAATAAACACCAGTGTTAACTAATGCTTCTGTGCTGTTAATATCACCGACAATCTTTTCGTTAACACCGTCGACTAGTATTGCACTATCATCTCCAAATACACTACCTTGCATATCAGCTTGTAAAAATGTTACATTTAAATTTGTAACAGCAGTATTAGCAAAGTCAATAGTTGCACCAGATCCAAAGTTAATTAAGCCACTTGTACTGTTTAATGTTAGATTGTCAGTTGCCGTAATTGCTATACCTGCAGATGCTGCTAAATTTACTGATGTAGCAGTTGGTATATTTAATGGACCAGCCGGTAACATTTGAATGCCTGCTGTTGAACTAATTGTTAGCAATCCACTTGTGCGCTGTAAATTAGCACTAACTGTGTCTGCACTAATTGTATTAGTTGTAATTGCATTACTAAACATTGTGTTATTTACTGCGTCTACCATTACAGTACTATCATCAGCAAATATTGATCCTTTAATGTCAGCAGTAAGATTGTCTTCTAATGTAACACTCAGCCCTGTAACTGTAGCACCAGAAAAGTTTATGTTTCCGTTAAATCGTATAACATCTTGATCTGAAATATTTGTTCCTGAGTTATCATTATATATTTCAAACGACTGTGTTTGTATAGTAAGAAAGTCCGGAGTCTGCAAAGCAATTCTGCCCTGGGCAAGTAAGTCAAAAGTAGCAGCGGTAAGTACATTAGAATGTAGTTTAAATGCAGTAATTTCGTTAGAATGATGATCTACCATTATTGAACTATCATCTGAAAATACACTACCGGTTAAGTTACCTGTGTTAGTAACTTCTACAGTAAGTGTACCGCCTGCAATTTGTTCATTAGTAACAAAGTTTGGAACATTTATTAAGTCAGTAAATGATGCACTAGTTGCTAATGTTGTTAAATCAGTTACTTGGGTAGATGTGATGTTAATCTGAGCATTAGTAACAAAATTAAGATCATTTGTTAGTTGACTTAGTTGCGTAGCGATAACAGGCTTGTTAGTCAAGTCGTTATAGCTTACTACACCAACTGCCGGAGCATTTGTTAAGTCATTATAGTTACCGCTAAACAGTGCTGGAAGATTAGTTAGATCATTATAATCATTGCTAATCGCCGCTGCGCCGATAGCACTTCCGCTTACAGCTATGTTAGTAACATTTAATGTTGGTACTGTTATTGTCCCTGTCGCTGTGATACTAACAGCATTAATTATACTACTTCCTGATAAATTTAAATTATCACCTGTTGGAAGTTCTTGTATGCTTTTAGCTGTGCCTGCATCAAAAACTAATGGAAATCTGTTTGCCATGTTCTATTCTTCCTGTTTTACATATTTATCGTAATTGTTATTAACCAATAAGCACTTCAACTATGCCACGTTCGCTATCCGTCTTTTCTGTTATTGCTTTGCCTATAATAGTTCCGTATTTTGGATTATTATCTACACATGCATATCCTGCTATTGCACTAGTAACTATAATATCACCTTTGCTTACTGCACCAACTACATTACACGGAACTCGTCCTGATAATGCAATACCTGTTACAAAGTCACCTTCTAAATCGCTGTTCATTAAGTGTGCTGGATTAGTAGTAACTACACCTGCAACTCTATGATCACCTTTAGTATTAGTAACTGTTACTTCTGCGCTGCCGCCTAGTACAAGTACTGTGCCTGGAATATACAAACCATCGCCTAAATAGTTTTCAGCTAAGTCAGCATATTTTGCAGTTGTAGAAGTGCCGCTGAATGTAGTACCATAAACAGTATTCCACTTACGACTATTAGAACCTAAGTTTCGAGTGTTGTTGCCATCAGGTATAATGTTTGTATCAACACTACCATTCATTGATATTTTATCTGCAGAAGCATTACCTAAATCAACACTTCCATTAACAGTTAAGTTTCCGCCAGCAATAATATTACTATTAGCACTAATTGCTCCAGCACTACTAATTGTAACACCTGTGCTGCCGTAGCCTCCACCAAATGTTGCACTAGATGATACAACAAGATTTGACGAAGTACTAATTGCTCCACCTACATTTAATGTGCCAGTGGTACCTGATCCAATTGTAGTATTACCAGTGCTGCCTGATACTAAGAATTTTGTAACAGGTGTTCCTGCACTATTTTTAATAGTAAAGTTATTTGCAGCATTAATAGTAACATCGCCTGTAAAGTCACCTGCTAGTGCTTGAAAGTTTACACTAGACCGTACTAAATTACTACTAACTAGTAATCTTTCAACGCCGCCTGTTATTGTGTTAACTGTATCACTTGCCGAACCACTATATCCAGTTCCTGCACCTATACTAATACCAGTACTACTAGCGCCTTTTTCAGTAAGTGCTTCAATAAAGTTAGTATACACCCAACGTGCTGCTAGTGCCGACTTACCTTGGATAGTTGCGTTACCTGTTCCAGTTCCTGCTGCTGTTGCTGTAAATACAGTACCTACAGTATTATTTGCTGCACCAATTGTAGTAAAGTTAGTTGACCCTGCTACATTAATCTTATATTGTTGTCCTGCAATAATGTTACCAGCAGTTGTAGTTGTACCTTCGCCATAAATACTAGCTGTTTGAGAGTTGCTCGGGTCTGCTGATGTACTTCCTATATCACCTACAACAATTTTGCCGCCCATTAACGAAGTTGGTCTATTATTACCTGATGCAGTAAGAATAACGCCACCGTTTGGTGTTGTAAAGCTAAGTGTGTTATCTGATTCGTCTAATACTACATTAGTAGATGATCCGCCTAATATGAAACTATCAGCTTGTAATGATCCTGAATCAGTTCTTCTTGCAATACTGTTGTTAGCACTACCGATACTAATTGGTGTAGTACCGTATATTCCATCATCTTGTCTAACAAGCACACTACCTGTTAAGTTTTCTGCTGTATTTACAGATGTCACTGTGCCAATAGCACCACTTATATTACCTGCAACTGCACCGTTTGAAAAGTTAGCTGCTGCGCCATTGCCTGTATTAGTAATATTAATAACGTACATACTAGTTTCATTAAATACTGAGCCTTGTACAGTTCCGGATATATTACCTTGTGTAATAGTTTCGCCATTGCCTACAGTTATACCAGTACCAAAGTTTAATTTGTTTCCTGATAAGACTACAATGTCACTAAGTTCAAAGTCATGATCTTCTAAACCTTCACCTTGTTTAACAATTTGATCAAAAGTAATTGCACTAGCATCGCCGGTGCCTGTTACTGATCTACCTATTACAGTATCAGTGGGTATTTGCGCTAGTTTGTCAAATCCAACACTACGTTCTTTTAGTCCTATGTAACCACTACTAAGTACCGCTGTTACTGTTCTACTAGTATTTGTTGCAGCTTGTTCGACACCGTTAGTATACACTGCTTTAGTAATTATTGTACCGCTAGATACCCAGGTGTCAGTTGTTTTAATAACAATTAATGTATTAGCTGTAGCTTGTACTGCCACTACACCTCTATTAGTACCTTGGTATAATATATCACCTACACTAACAGTAAGGCCACCGGATAGTGTTAAGCGTAATTCTTCAGTGAAGTTGTTATCGTCAAATACACTAAGTCCTCTAAAACTTTGTCCAACACTATCGCCATTGCCGTATAACCCTGAACTAGTATCTTTAGTTGATGCTCTGTTCATTAATAGTTTAGTTTGAGCAATACTTGCTGTTGACGAAATTTCAGTATTTGTTACAACACCACTGCGTAGCTGTATATCAATTTCTGCTATTGCATTAGCACCGCTAGAATCTAGTACGCCGTCATTTCTTGTTAGCGTAATATTAACGTCACTAGCACTACTATTACTTGTGTTGCCTATTTCATCAAATGGTCCTCTAAGAACAAACGAAGTAACATCTGACTTACCAGCATCACCTTTAATAGCTTCTTCAGCAAAGTCATTAACTGATGTTAAATTATAAGTTATAATCCAAACTGAATTACCTGGTTCATTTTCACCTACAATATCGTCTGTTGTTTGTACTATGTCTTTAACGACGCCAGTAACAGCACCGGAATTGTTCTTAATAATGTCACCAACTACATACGTGTCTGTTCCACTTCCGTCTGCCGGTACTGCAATTATTACTTTTCTGTAACCTGTATATGCAACAAAGTCGCCTGCTGCCTGATCGTTCTTTGATGTTTCTCTTAATACATCAAAATTATCAGTAGCAAGTACTTTAGTATCAACATATGATTTGTTAGTTGCGTCATCACCGTTATCTGGATTGTCAAGGTTTTGTATCTTGTTCCCGCCGAGGTCTAAATCGCCTTCCATTGCCGGTGTGCCATTTAGTGGTAAAAATCCTGATACTGATCCTAACCCTGCTATAGTTGCGTTATTTTTATCTCTACCTAAACGTTTGTTTACATATTGAACAATAGCTTTTTCAACTGGCACTGCACTATCTGATTCATCAACCATGTTATCATCAATCGAAAACTCATCAACAACAACGCCTTTCTTAAATCCAAATCCGTTAGCATTTGTAATTTCAAGTTCGCCTGAGAAGCTAATTGAACCCTGCGCCTGGTCTACAGCAAAGAACTGTCCAACACGGAAGAATCCGTATTGGTCTGTACTCATCCAAAACACACGACCTTTACGTCTTTCCCAAACTTGTGACGACTCGGCCGATTCACTATCTGTGTAAAAAGGCGCAAGTGATTTTTCAGCAGCACCTAAGATAACATTTGGATAGTTCGAATCGTTAAACGAACCAGTACCAATTTGTGTAAAGTCGTGCCCTGTTGCACGACATAGTGATATAGCAACTGTAATTTCAGCAGTTGCATCTACTTGTAGACCTGCATATAATGTACGATCTTCGGTAAATCCAGCAGCTAATCCTGTGCCACCTGTTGCTGTAATGTCAGACATTGGAATAGCATCAATTGTTATTGAACCTGCACCTGCACCTGCATCAACAGTGTCCATAATCTGATGTGTTCTACCAGCATACGCAAATGTCATGCCGCCTGCGTAACCTGTTATTGCAATACCACTTGGTATTGTTGCTACACCTGATTCAATTGCATCTGTAACAATATCCATAAGTGTTACGGCAGTAGTAGCAGTGCCTGATTCAGTAGTTCCACCAGTAGTATCTTGTGTATATCCGTTACCATTAGTAGCAGTCCATGCAGACTTTGTTAAGATATATTGTGTTACTATCTCTTTTGCTTTATCTTGTGCTGCAACAGTTTCAGCTTGTTGTGCAACTGGAAGATATGAAACTGTTCCTACATAATATTTGTTTGCATTTTGGACAGAATTAGCATTGCCGCCGTATTTCAAATCGTTTGCAACTCCACGAACAATTAGTCCAACATCTCTGTAGCACTTTCTTTGGTCGTATACAAATCCTGGGTATGTTGTATTCAACCATGCAATTACCTCTTCTTGTACAAATCTTACGTTATTAGCAATTAAGTTATGTGCGTTAGGATTTGATGTTGCACCTGGCTGATTACCGTAAATATCTCTAGTAAGTCTTGTAAAGTCAGCAGCTTCAAGATTCTTTGAAGTAACGTCTGTGCTCACTGCAATAGTAGTATCGCCTACAGCAGTACCGTTGCCGCTGCCTGCGTTAGCAAAATCTACAGGTATTTCAATATGATCGTATTCTAAGTTAAATGTAGTTTGTACTTGTGTATCTGATAATTCAGTACCAAAGTTATCACTGCCTGAGAACGATGTTGATCTATAAGTTATAAGATCACTTTCATCAAAGTTAACAGCAGTACTAGGACGTTCTACGATAGTTTCTTTACTTCTAACTTTATCAAATATGTGTGTCGATCCTGCTCTATATTCAATAACTGCACCATTTGCTATAGTAACTTGTACTGTACTAAACAAGTCGCCGTTTTCGCCAGCTGGCTTGCCTTGAAGTTGCAGTCTATAAACTAAGTCATTATATACGCCACCTGTTGGAGCACTTATTCCATTTGGCAATGTTGCTAATGATACAGAACCAATTCTATATCGCAGTACACCAGTAGCTCCACCATGGTCAACTTGTACTAATGAGTTAGGCGCAGGTGGATATTTAATATCAGTAATAACTAAACTACTTTCGCCAGCTGCGTTTGTATCAGTAGAGCCGTCAGTGTAAGTAAACACTTTAGCCGGCATTGTCATGTCAGTTGCGTATGTTACTTGATCTGGAATTTCGTTTGGATCTGCACCTTCAGCAACTAAACCAAAGTTACCGTATCCATTAGACCCGTTTAGTGATCTAATTTCCGAACCGTTCTTAGCATAATATGCTGCATGGCAATAATATGTAAACATACTAACCATCTCAGAGAATGCACCGTTATTAGTAACAAGACCGTAGCCTAAATCGTTAATTTGTGTAAAGTCGTTTCCAAGCATACTTCTGTTACCAGCAGTCTGGATATACACAGTTCTAGATATTTGTCCAGGACGTTCAGTAAACTCAGCTTCATTAAACCCGGCACCATCATTTGATGTTGGATCTAAGTGAATTTTACACCAGCCATTAGCACGACTATACCGACTAATTGCGTTAACTTGATATCGTCTGCCTTCTATGTAGAACGGCGCAGGTAGTTGCGGTTCACGTAAGAACAAACCAGTTCCTTCTTCAGACTGTACCCATAATTCGTAAGCATTAGTTTTACCAGATTCTATATCTGATGCGTCACCTTCTCCTACTGGATCAATTGTTGTTGGAATATACATTGGCAAGTTACCTGCATATGCATCAACAAACATGCCGCCGCCAAATATCTTTTGATTGCCTTTAGATTTAGAAAAACTAGAACCAGTTTGAACGTATGGAGATTTGGTTAAGATTTGACCTTCTGGATCAAGTACTAACAAGAAGCCGCCGTGGCCTTGTACAGTTATGTTACGTAAAATAGTTGCATCATTCATCATGAATACATCCATTTCATCGTTGCGCCTTGGTGGGTTGTAATCTCTATTAAACGCAAATATCATTTTATTTACTAAGTTACCAACTATGCCAGTAGTACCAGCTTCAGCTACACCATACTTACCGTCAAACTCCTGGTAACCTGCATCAGCAGCATTTTGCCATTCGTCTGCAAGAGTGTATGCACCTGTAAATACTCTAGTAGCAATAGTTTCAACATATTGTATTGCTTTTCTAGTAACATTTTCTTGTCCACTAAATCCACCACTGTTATACTGCTGAATATAGCTTTCAAAATATTCACCTTGAACTTCTGTTGCAAACTCATCTCCGCCTGCAACTAAATCATCTACTAGTGCGTCAACAATTAGACCAACATCTCTTTTACACTTATCTTGATTATATGTAAACAATGTTACGTCATTAGCATCTAAGTGTGCTAGTGTAGCAGAGTTCATTGTAGAAACGTTACCGTCAATACTTGATTTTGCTGCTATTAAGTTTGCATCACTTATGTCTGCTAAACTTGGCGGAACTTTTGTTCCTATGTTCAATAAGTTATTGTTATTAATTTGAGTAAAAATTAAGTTTACTTTTGAATTAACAACTCCAACTTCAACAGACGATGCTGCTGTTCCTGATGTATCTTGTACTTGTGTGTTTCCTGTTGTTCTAGTAATAGCAGTTTCAAGTAACACTTTTTCCATAACAGTTTTGATATGTGTTAGTGTAGTTAATGTTTCTTGTCTTGTATTAATTTCAAACTTTAGTGTACCTTGTGTAAATAGGTCTGTTGCAAATTCATGACTACCAACGTTGCCGCCATAAAACGCATCGTGAGTAACAGCATCGACAAAGTTTCTAAAGTCTGTTAAACGCACTGCTTCGTTTAGATATTTTTGCGGAGTAAGTGACTTTAAGTATGCAAGTGCTTCTTGCGCAATAAACTCTTTGTTTGCTTGTAGTTGACTTTTTGCATTAGTAAGTCCAGCAGTTACGCCTGTGTGAGCAGTAAATGTAATTGGAAATACTGCGCCAGTATCAGTGTTTACAACGCCTGTACTAATAATAGTTATAATTGCGTCAAACCCGGCATCGGCTCGTGTGCCAACCCCTGGAAGAGCTGCTACTAACCCTTTAACGTGTGTTAACGCTTCTACCCAGATAGCTTTTAGTTTTGCATCTAAATATATGCTTTTTGATCTTTGGAATTTTAAACCTTGTAAAACTTGATTGTATGTTGTACCTAATGTAAAGTCATACGTTAATCCAGAAAGTATTTCTTCCATGTCTGCCTGGAATGCAACTTTATCATATAGTAGATCATCAACATTTGTATTAATGTAGCTAATGATTTCTTCTTGTATAAACTTTTTATTTTCTTTAAGAGATGCAGCGGCACTACTATAACCGCCTGCGTTAGTAACTGAAACACCGGTATTCTGTGTCTTCTCAGGATTTGCTAGATAGTGGTATCCAAAGTGTCCTTGCCAACCGCCTGTTTGATTATAAAAACGTGTACCTGCTGTAGAAACAGTCATACCGTCAAAATCATTATCTCTGTAAAAATATGTGTCAGCCCATCTAGACTGTGATACTCTGCGTTTTGGACGAATAATTACTCGTCTAAATTCGTCACCTTTGATCGATACGTTTGCTGCAACTTTAATAGGATAGTCTTCTTCATAAAATCCTGACTCGACAAAAATTGTAACTTGCTTTGACTTAACAAAGTTGCCATATTCTAAATCTTCGTTAGCAATGAAATCAATCGGCTTTAGTAGTTCTATTTCTGCTACATCAAAGTCTCCGCTAACATCTGGATTGTTTGCTGCATTACTTGCAAAGTAATTTACAACTCTACCTTGTGCTTTAGATATTTTACCAACTAGTACTTTGCCAGGAATGATGTCTTTGTTATTTGCAACAGCTTGATCAGTTGATAAATTACCTTCACCTGGATCAATTTTTACCAGGTACGTACGACCAGCGTTTATAACTGCGCCAGCAGTAATGCCATCTTGTATAATCTCGCTGATTAAATTAAATTTTTCAGTAACACCGGAAATTGCAAGTGCTGCTGCGTCATTGCCTATATCAAAGCTTTGTTTGTTATCAGTTTGATAAACAACACCTATAGTTCCGCCTGTTGTATATTCAGTAAATCCAACAGTACTAACAGCAGTAGTTAATGCTTCGTCAATAAACAATTCAAATGTGTTTGCAGATATAACTTTAGCATAATAAAATTGGTTGTTAACTTCGACCATGCCGTTAGCATTTTTAAATACTACAATATTTTTATCAACTAATCCATGCGACAATGTTGTTGTTACTAATGGAATTGCAGCTTGGGTAATACTAGTAACTGGTGTTTGTAAATATGTTCTATTTAAAAGTATAGATCCAATTATATCTCTTGCAGTTTCAATTGAGTCAATTGTTTCTACTACTTGGCGCTTAATTGCAATACGTCCGCTTGCATTTGAATAGTAACGCTCTGCTGCTTTTCTAGTTAAACCGTTTGCATTGTTTAATACAGTACTTGGACTTAGATTAATATCAAATGCAATTGCATCCATAATCAATCCTAAATCACGTTCACATGTAGCAATATTATAGTCAAAGTCTGGGTATGTAAATTTTAAATATGCTGATATTTCTCTAGCAACATAATCTTTGTTTAATTCTATTAAATTTCTTGCTTGTGCAAATTGTGGTCCAAGGCCGCCGTTATTAGAAATTGCTGTGCTTGCAACTTTAGCTGGTGATGCGCCGTCATCAATAGTAATAGTTTGAAAATACGGACCTGGCTCAGCTTCTGCTGCTTGCATCATTTCAGCTGCACGAGCTGCTGCGGCATTAATACTACTATAAGCATAATTGTAAGACGTACCTTCTTTGCCAGACGGAACGCCACGCATTGTGTCGTCGCCTTGTGAACTAACAAATAAGTTGTCTTTTGCCGAATATGAAGTGTTGTCTACATAAAACTTTGTAGCTGCTTGTAGGTCTTCTTTGTTGTTTGTAAGACCAGTTAATTCTCCAGGACTATCATGAAGTATTAATGCACCTTCCATTGTATCGCCTTGGCGTCTTACAACACTCTTACGTGGCATTGCTTCGTCTGCCAGGAAGAATCCTTCTAGAGCTGAATCGTATGCTGTGTCGACTAGGGTATGTGCATCATCGCCGGAAATAATAGCAGTAACAAATACCTTATTAGTGTTGGCATCATTTTGACTTTGAACAACTGCTTGCTCTTTAGTAGCATGTAAACTTAGCTGGTTTGCATTAAAATATCTTAGGTAATATGTTTGACCGTTTGTTAGTGCCGGGGGCACAGTATCTTCAGCATTAAACAGATATGGTGTGCCGTTGATTGTTCTGTCAAATCCGTGACTGTTAACTACAGCGTTACCAGATGCATAACTTGCAATAGTTAGAGTATATTCAGATGCATCAGCTGGCTCGTCGCTAACACGTAATGGCAAGTCTCCCGCAACATATCTACTATCAGCATATCCTTTAGTAATAACAAGATCGTCAATAGTAATGTTATCAATACCAACGCCGCCGTGTACTTCATTAAACCCTGTTACTGCATTTTCAGAAACAGCATTACCACTCAATGCAATACTGCGTATTTGGGCAACTTCTGCACCATCAGGCGATCTACCATCTAGTGGACCACCAAGTCTTGGAGTACTATCTTGCGATAACTCTCTAAACGCTGTAGAAAGAATAATCTTTCCGCCGATATCATAGTTTATTAATATACTATCAGTAGCTCCGCCGTTTGCAATATCACTTGCAAATGTTACTAAGTCCATTGCCGTTGCTGAATCATTAACAAATGGTACTGTACGTGGTACTAAAAATTCGTTAGAAACATCACCTAGTGTAGTAAAATCAATTGACCCGCCAGCGCCAAATATTGCATATATTTCTTTAAAGTTTTCATTTACTTTACGAAACGATTCGCGAATACTATCGCCGGTGCCGTCATTGCCTTCTACACCAATATCAACTTCTTGCTTTGCCATCTGTTATGCTCCAGTTATTTCTGTATATTGTGGGTTTTCATCTTGTATCTTCGCCACATCAAAGTTTACGCTTACACCACAGCCGCATGCTGATTGTGCGTTGGGATTATTAACTTGAAAAGTTGCACCCATTATGTCTTTGACATAATCTATTTCTGTACCTATCATGAACATTACTGCTGTTGAACCAACTACAAATTTACCTGTGTTTGAGTCAATGACTACAGAGTTATCCTCTAAATCAGCTTCTGTTGCTACAGTAGCCCAATCGTATTCAAATCCTGCACAGCCGCCGCCTTTTAAGTTAAGACTGACTGCATAACTGTCGTTTTCTTGACATATACTATCAATTTGTGCTTTTGCGGTGTCTGTTAGTGTAACTATGTTCATGAATTATCCTTCTTATGATAGTATTTATCGTTGCGTTTTATAATCTTAATGTTAAATATACTTATGTTTATAAGAGAATTTAAAAAACAAACTAGGCATGTACGTAAAAGCAAAATGGGCAAGGAACATGCCTATAAGCGTGAACAAACGTATTGTGTATTTAGGTGTGATAATTGTGATGCAGAGTTTGAACGTACAAGAGGTAGCATGGATCCTAAACGCCTAAGTAATTCCTACTTTCACGTATGTAAGAACTGTGATAGTAAGGTTTTTGCTCAAAAGAAAGGCGTAGAACAGAAGCAAAAATGGAATATGACTGCTAGTAGTACTACGCCTATCAGTAAGCTTTAGTCTTCAGGCTTCCATATAGTCCAGGCACCATATGCAATCATAGCATATGCTACTAAACTAAGAGGTGCTATTAGCATCATTACTCCGCCACCAATTAACGCAGCTCCGTCTAAAGATGTACGCTCTTCTATTCTATCTCTAATCCAATTTTTCATAATATTCTCCTTGTGAATTATTTAGTGCTTCATTATACTATATTTAACCCATTTCTAAGTTAGTAATTCTGTTATTGAATTAAATACTAGTCCTTAAGGAGGATAATATGATAAATTGGATAAAGAAAATTTTAGGTATTGGACCATCTGTTCCTGCAGCTATTGAAATAGTTACTAAAGCAGTCGAAGCAAAACCAAAACCAAAGAAAGTAACAAAGCCTAAAACAGCAGCAAAAGTTGATCTAGAGTCGATGACTAAGATTAAACTACTTGCTTATGCTAAAACTAACGGTATTAAAGTCAATTCTAGCTTGAAAAAGTCTACTATACTTGGCGTTATTAAGAACGCGAAATAGTTCCCTTTAGTTGCTCAATTGCAGCTTCACAGCGAGTAAGCTTTCGTTCTAGGACGGTTATAGCTGCTCGCTGTTTTCTTGACTGATCTTCTAAACTCTGCACATAACGCTGTGTGGGTATCTTTTGCACATAGCCGTCTTCACCTAGCATTTCAAAATGATCAGCACCTTGTGCTTTTAATCCACCACTAACACGATTTGGATTCTTATCCTGTGACGAGTTCTCTGCTGGAGTAGTCCTGCCGTACATTTTTGCTAGATAGTTGCTCATTGTCTTTTCCTTTATAATATTTATACAAGTCGATACTTGCAAGGTTCTTCATCTTACTCTCACACATAATATCTGTATGTGGTAAAAAACTTAATGCCCAATCGTTTGCAATCTTGTTAGGATACCATTCACTGTGTCCACGTAATTTGCCTTTCTTGTAGCCTGCTTCTAATAACGCAACCATATCAGGTAATGTATCGTGTGCATAGCCTTCGGGCAATTCTTCTGTTCTACTATAGCTGTAATGTATTGCAGGACGCACACCACGCCAGCTATCAATTACACGCTTAAATCTATCGTCAGTGGGTTGAATGTATTCTTTTTCTCTGCACCAGTGATGGTGTATGTCGAGTACAAGTGCGCAGTGGTCGACAAGCTCGAGGCTGTGTTCGATGCCCCACTTGTTTTCGTCGTTTTCAATGGTAATACAGTTTCGTGCCTCTGGAGACAATCGCTGAATTGCACTAATGATACCGGCTGGACCTTGACGTCCTGAGATGTGGACGTTACACTTGAAGTCTTGCCAAGTCTTGCCGTAGCCCATCCACCTAATGAGATCCGTATGATACTCAAATTCCTCTATGCTCCTGTCAACAATATCTGGATTATCTGACGCAAGCACAGTAAACTGACCAGGATGCATACTAAGCCGAACATCCAAGGAACGAGCAAGTGTACCGACCCTAGCAAGGTGCGTTGCGCAGTAATTACGTACATCAGGTAGCTGCCAAAAATAAGCCCAGGTAGTATGGGTGTAAACAGGAAGACAATCGCTACCCAGTCGTACCATTCTAAGTTCATTTGGTAGTCCTCCTACATATTCAATCAAGTTGTAATACGATTGAATGTTGTGTTCCATAATATCCCAAAGCCGCTGCTCTGCTACTTCAGTAGTTTGACGGTTAAGCCACTGTACTGTTGTACTGCGAGTATTTAGTGGACGCTGAATCTCTTCAAGAACTTTTTTCTTTTGCGTTTGATCTGGATGCATGTACTTGCATGCAAAGCCTATACGTTCTACCATATTCTATAACTTCCGTCTAGTTCGTGTGTGCCTGAATTATAAATTGCCCATGCTATACAGTTGTACCATGCATAGTGTGGATTCTGCCTTAGTTGCTTGTACCATTGTTTAAATAGTATAACACGTTTCTTAAACCTTGTCAACCTACAAACGCCCGCTCTTGCACAAATGTACCTTGTGTCTTTTTATTACCTTCACAAAATCCTAATGTACTAAAATGTTCTTTTAGGTCATTGTTAAATCCTATACTACCGCATAACATCACACGTTGGAAAGATGGATCGTTAATCTTAACAGTGCCATCCTCCATGAATATTTGAATACGTCCTTTTAGTTCAGCATCTTCTTGTGTCACTGTACTGATGTATTCAATAGGCATTTCGTTTAAAAAGTCTCTATAACAATCCTGCTCAGCATTTAATCTAGTTGTCCATGTCACTGTTATGTTTTCAAACAAGTCATATGTTTCGGGATCACGTAGCAAACTAATAAACGGTGCAATACCTGTGCCACTTGCCATCATTACTAAATGACCACCTAGTTCTAAGTTAGCAAGCAATAATGTACCAGTTGGCTTCTCTCCTACTTCTAGCATATCGCCTACTTTAATATGCTGTAGTTTACTCGTAAGTGGTCCATCTGGCACTTTGATACTGTAAAATTCAATCCAGTCATCATACGGACCACTTGATATACTGTATGCTCTCATTATAGGTTTGTTCTTTTGTAGTTTTTCTGACCAGTTGTCTAACC